TAATACCGTTAATTTATCTTTCATATCTTTCCCTTGAATTCATATACATCTGAGAATAAGTCACATTCTATAAATGTTTTATCAGTGTAAAACTCAGCGCCAAGCGATTTAAATTTACACATCTTGTTACCCTTGACTCTTTCATATCCTACAGCGCCAAGCTCATAACAATAAAACATTCCGTTTTCGGGGGAAAGATCCATGTCATATCTTTGACCCTCTTGCTTATATAGCCAGTCTATCATTGCGTTAATGGAACTTGGGGAGAGTAAAGTGTCTCTGGTTATTCTAAACTTATCCTTCCTATACAAGAAGCCGTCCAGCCTAACAACTCTAACACCAGATCCCACTGCTTCAATAACTTTCCCGTTGCCCAAATAAATACCAAGGTGTTTATACTCTCCCGGGATGCCCAGATTAGTGGCTTCACCGATTTTGTATGTAAGGATAAAATCACCGCGCTTGATAACCTGCTCAGCTATGTCTAATTGTTCATCCCCTACTAATGGCTTCTTGAAAGATACATACCAAGACCCATAAGCGATTATGAATGGCCTGAAGAATCTTAGAAACCAGAGGTAAAACATTACTCGTCCTTTGATAAACAATACAGAGTAGCAACACCCCATTCGCCTGTGAGCTCACTATCATCTGCAACACTCATTCTTAATTCTGCTCCAAGTGTGCTTTGAAAAGGTTTTGTGGTGGTATAATGCCAAGGAAAAATTAAAATTTCTTGAGAAATATTATCACACGCGGGTATAGAACCTGTCCCAAGGTTGCCACTTGCTATCAGATCCTTAACATTTTTATAGGTGATTCTTTGGTATAGCATTTTATTAGGAAGGTCAACAGGGTTATAAACCCACACTTCAAAATATATTGGTGATGTTATTGAAAGGTCTTTTGTAAACTGTAGTTCTGCATGTTCTATAATCATTACCTTGCCAGCAGCCGGGGCAACACAGAACTCACTAGAACCAGCGTAGTAATAATCAGCAGTAACAGGCCCTGTTGGAGCAGAATCAAATGCAACTTTCCCGTTTGAATAATCCAAGGTTATACCGGATGTCTGTTCCACGCCATTGTCATAGATCTTAACATTATAAGTACCACCGGCATTGGCAATATCTTCGTCGTAAACCTTTCCGTTAATAAGGTCTATCCAGTATTTATTAACTGCCTTGTAAGTTGTTCCAGCATCCAATACCAGGGTCTCGCCTGTTACTTGGGTGGATTTTTGGTACCAAGTAGTTTTGTCACACCAATCATGGGTTACATTAATGAAAGATGAGCCCTCAAGAGGGGAAACTTGGACAAGTTGAGCGTTTTGGATGGGTGATCTTTGTGCAATTTTTTTATTAGCTCCAGCCCTATAATTGTCCTGCCAATCTTCAATGTCAGTAGAGTCAGTCGGGTCTAATCGCATTCGGCAATACATCATAAAGTTTTCATCTATGGCATATATGTGATCTCTATTTTGATATTCATAGTACTTGTAAAACGGATCAGCTGCGTCTATAAACGCTTTCATCTCGGGCCATTTTACTCTTATAAGATTCTCGCTCATGACTCATCCGTATAGTAAACATTTATCCAGTCAACTGTTCTGTTACCATTTGTTTCTTTTGCCTGTATTTTAAAATTAGTTCCATATGCAATAGGGCAGGGTGGTTCAAACAATAATCTGTCATTTGATCCTAACCTAAAAAACTGGTCCATGGAGCCATTAGATTTCCCGTTGGAATGGAACCTTGCGAATCCCTCTATTTCTTCCCTTAGCTTGTAGTCGAATATTTCGTTACCATCCACTTCAAGTCTAAGTGCAACTCTGTTTGAGTTAAATTCCATCGCGAATGAAAATAAATTACCATTCCCGGTGTTCTCAAATACGGTTGCATGCGAAGATGTAAGGGCGATATCAGAATTACTAAAATGTGTTTTTAATTTTGGACTTATAGTCGGGCATGCAGGCGATGTTGATGTATTAGAAATTATATTAACGTCAATGGAATTGCTTATGTCGTTTGCCTGGGACTTATAGTTTGTTTCCCAATCTGTCTGGTCTGCACTTGGGCTGACATCTTTGGCAATAGGGCAGATAACGTCAATCTGGCTATGCTTGAGGGTCACCTGGTAGAAATTCCCATCATCTGAGTATATGGCCCTACTAGGCATGCTTGCATGGATATCAAACAGTGATTTAAGCTCTTGCCATTTAACTCTTCTCATAATTCCCTCAGTTCTTGACTAATATTAAGTCGAACCCTGCAGATATGCCCTGCGACCCACTTTGGGCCTTACCCATCATTCTTATGTCTGATTTTTCTTCAATCTTTAAATATGGTTTAAATGGGAGTGATTCAGTTGCACTGTCAGACACTATGTATCTTTTAACTTGGAACACGCTGCCCTCGGGTCTCACATCAAGCCTGATAGCTGCCTCTACGTTCCGTTCCATTCCTATAAAGAAGCTAGTTAAATATGCCGTGTACCCGGACTTGACCGTATATACGGCCATAAGGGTCTGGTTGTTCTCTTCGCTTATTTGAGCTATTACGGTGCCTGTATGAGTGGCCGTAATATCGCCGTCGTTTTCTTCCTGAGACCCTGCTGTCAAAACCTTCATCCTGAATATTCTCAAATATGAATTAGAGCTTGTTACGTTTGAAGTGCCATTCATTGTTATGGTTTCAGAGATTGGATTGTATGACCCATCCAAGCCTTGTATCTCCACCGTTCTCGCACCAGAGCCTGCAGAAGTGTCGCTTGAGTCATCTGATTTAACCGTTACGGTGCTGGCAGATGTTTTCCATGTATAACTAGTGCTCACATCCCAGATCTCTTCAAAGTTGCTACCATTGACGTCAGGATTAAAACCAAACTTGTTAACTGACTCTGTGTCTGTAATTAATCCAGCGGGGACCGCCAGGTAAAAGTCCTGGCCGTTACTTCCGACCACGGTTGCATCAGAAATCACATGGACAGCATTTTCACCGGACCCCTTGGCCTCTACTTTCGCCTTGAGCCCTGTGTCTTCGTCTTGTATTGAGGTGGAGCCAGATGCTTTTTGAACCATTACTCGGCCCTCTCTGCTACGATTATATTGGAAGAACCATTGCTTATTATATAAACAGGTTGGTTGGGCCCACATGGTATAGATATAAATTCATTTCTACTTACTCTGAAGCCTTTATTGGCACCACTTGTCGTCACCGGGGTGTCGAAGCTCCAGAAGCAGGCGTCGCCGGTATCTATCTCCAGGAGTATTTCTACTCTGTTTTCAAGCCTGGAAGCTCCAACTTTTATCTCAATTTCTGTTGTAAGAGTGAATCTATTTTGCACCGCAGACCCATTGGGGCCAGCGGGAACATTAGAGGGCGTTAAATCACTTATCGTCATCACTGCCCCCCACTTCCTGGATTGGATTACCCATCACCTCAGGCATTAGGGCAGCTTCGATTTTAGGCTGAAATTCATCAAACCATTTAAAGAGTAGTGCGACCCTTATGACCGCACTACCTTTCATATCGTAACTTCCACTATTAATTACGCTTTTAAGTGACTTATAATTTTCCAAATCCTTTTGGTTTATCATTATGCCGCAAACTCCGAGATCCTAATATCGGCTGTTGATGATGCAGTAAGTGCATAAATGTCTGCACCAGCATCCCAAGCCATTTCGATTGATGATCCCTTAGGAAGTTTAAGCCCTGTTGAGGTAGTAACACCCACAACTTGGCCTAGGTAAATATCTTGAGTTCCAAGGTTTTGAATTATCATTCTTAATCTACTAGAAAGCGGCGTTGATGCAATTTGAGCAGCTGTAGTCGTAACTGATTCTGCAGTCGCCTTCCAAGAAGAATACCCGCCTTCAAATGATTGCACGTTAATACTTCCATCCGCATTCACTTCAAGAAAATCCGTTCCATCACCAACCTTAATGCTGTCACTGGCATGGGTGAGATCTCTAATGTCGAGGTCCGTTGCCGTAACCACGGAGTTGATTGACCCATCTGCATTAACTGCAAGAGTGTCTGTTCCGTCACTAATGGCAACATTGTCTTGTGAGGCATCCAGGTCTCTTATATCTAAATCAACAGCATCTACTGTAAGTGAGTTGCCACCGTCATTTATTGAAATATGTCCCGAAGCATCTATTAACAGATCATTTGATCCGTCCGAAACCTTAATCGAGTGTAAAGCTGCGTCGATTGAATCTAGTGTAATCATACATCCCTCCCTAGGTGTGTAATTCCAAAATCTCTACTGTATTACTTCCTTTATCTGACTGCACATAAAGCGTCTTGCTTGTTAATTGCAGCTGATCCAAGGTTAATACTGTGCTAGGTCTTATTGTAATATATTTTGTAGCACTTTCGGTAGCAGTAAATGCTAACTGTAATTGTGCTGTCTTATCTCTTGATCTTATAATTAATGATTTTGTATCGTCGGTTATTGTCTGTGAAACCTCTGTGGCAGCAGTCGGAACCGACTTATTAACAATATTTGGGGTCATATTCAGCTGGCTAAACGTGATAGGTACTGGCTCGCCAGCTTCATTTGCTATCCATACCCTGACAGCAGTTTCACCAGAAGGTCTTTCTATAAACCTGTCCTGCTCTCTGTCTTTATAATTAGAACGCCAAGGCATTATTTAACCCTCTTTATAGGTATGTATTTAGTGGCATCGGCATCAAACCAGCAGATAAATCTGCCATCTGACAGCTGTGCCCTGTCCCTATATTTAAACTCCCGATCATTTATCAGACTGTTAAGCAGTTGAAGCTTTGTAAGTTCCTCGGGGGATTTAGCAATAAGGGAAAAACTCGCATTAAAGATATTTTTCATAAAGAAAGAAGGGGCCGAAGCCCCTCTTTATTAAACGTTTACGCCTACGCTTGAAGCGGTTGTTCCGATGTAAAGTGCATCTTGATCCAAAATCCCGTAATCAAGGGTCATCTTGAATCCAAAATTTAAAAATCTATTAAGCTTATCAAAAGGCCCGCTGAGAACCATTTGTGGTAATTGGCTAACGGCCTTACCAAGTGCATTTTCGCCTAGGAAAATTGAATGGTAAGAGTCAACAGCAGCTGCACCAGCATCTGTGTTAATAGAAATAAGGTTGTCTTTGATGATTCTAAAACCATTAAGCATACCAATCTCATTTCTAAGAACTTCTTCAGGTCTTGCATACTTGTTAACATCAACCCATGATCCTGCACCAACAGAATCTCTTAGGTCATGGATAACATCGTCATGCATAACTGCTACAAACATTCCTTCACTCAAAGGAGCAACTGAACTTCTTGAAAGCTTGTTGTAAAGCCTATTAAGAAAAGTTGCAGTCATAACATCCCCTGCCACAAGAGCAGCTTCTGAAGCAACTGACCCAGGGAATAGTTCGTTTGCAGAACCCTCAGCAGCCAATACGGCAAGCTTATTCATGGTTTGGCCCATGTTTTTCCCAACTAGTCTAGCGGCGCTCAAATCGGCCACCCCCCCAGTTTGCAAATTAGCAAGCGAAGTTGTCGTAATCACGTTTCCATACTCGGCCGGAGTGAAAGTTACCTTTGAGTCAACCAGTGCTTCACTCGTAACATCCTCATCTTCTGTAAGAGGTGTTGTTGCAAGAGCTAGCCTTGAATACTTAGGTATTTGAATAGATTTAGCGCCGATATCTTTTTTGTAAGATACAAACTGATCCATAACACCTTCAGCACCAGCTGCGATAATAAATTGTTGGTCATACTCTAGTACAATCGAGTCATCGACTGCAGCAGCATCAGACATGTTTAGTGTAAATGCCATTTAACTCTCCTTAGTTATAATTTGGATCTCTTCCATATTTTCTTCTGACTCTGTCCATTTCACTTTGAGTCGTACACATCTTTAGTTCAGATAAGTAATCGCTTGGCTTATCTTCCTTGTACCGGGGCATTGTTTGTTTCATTTCAGTTGTTGACTTAAACATCCATGCATTTTTCTTTTTAATCCTGTCGATCTCAGAAGCAACGTTTTTAAATGTAAGTCCCTCTTGATCGTATTCAAGATTGTCCATGTCAATTGCGTTTACAATTGCATCGACAGAATGTGCATCACCAGCATGTTTTGAAACCTCGAACTTAAGGTCTTTCATAACTGCTAGCTTTTGAGTATTGGCCAATGATGATTCTAGCTCAATGCTCCTAGAATTAGCTTTCTTAAGAAGTGCCTCCATATCGCCTTTCTGTGTTAGCGTTTGGTTTTCCTTCTCATCAACTTCACCCTTTAACTTGTTGTACTTGTCCTTGTTAGTCTTTGATTCAGTTAATAAACGTTCGTTTGTTGAACTCAATCGAGTAACAGTTTCTCTCAACTCGTTAAATTGCTCTAATGAAACTTGGTTTTCACCTTCTGTTGAATCACCTTCGTGGTTCTTTTGCTCAGTAGACATGTAATGTCCTCCATGAATGTACAGAGTTCTCCGTACGTTAATAATAGTATGTTTTTATCTATTGCGTCTAGTCGCCTTCTTGAAACTTGACTCTAATAGTAATTTAATCTTTTTAGTAATTGAACTATTAAATGTTTCTCTACCCTGCGGAAGCATTGCTCTTATAGTTTTTGAAGCGCCAGCACCTAATTTGTCGTGGTATTTAGCAATCTTAGAGCTGAAAAAGATCACAATGTTCTTTCCTGTGTCTCTTATTTTTAAAGATCTAAGCATTTTCCCTGTCACTGTTAAGTTTATGGGCCTTTCTTTTTTGCCGTAACTCTTTAGATATTTACTTGTTTTCATAGATTTCTTATAGGAATCAGAGTATCTCACATATCTACCAGCACCCTTAACAGGTGAAACCCCTCTTTTAATGCTGTCTGTAATTGCTTTTTTTAACACCGGTTTAACGGCTCTATTAAAGTTGGTCCTAGTGTTAGGGATTAGCTTTTTGAGAAACTTAGTCCTCTCAATTTTAAAACCCATCTTTAGCCTTCTCGATTAGCCGATCAATCTTATCCATTATCTCAGACCTAAACTTCCTGTTTCCTTTTGGGAGGTATTGCCTTTTAGGTAAAGTATCCCCAACGTTGTGGTTGAATGATTTCTTCTTCTGCAGAGAGTCCGTGATTTTTAACTGGACCCCATTGGCCGTATTTTTAGAGCCTAGGCTTGCATTCATGAGTTGAGTTAGCTGGAGATCTGGCTTTCCACCTTTACCTTTAGACTTTTTGAATTTCGCATAATCTTTTGAAAGGCCCTTAAATGCAGCACCATTAACGGGAGATTGAGCCTGATCTAAGTCCTCATCTACAAGCCTCAAGAGGGATTCTCCCACTAGCGTTTTAATCTTCGAGGCTTGTGTTTTGTTTAGACCTTTAAGCTCTTCAGATAGATCAATATTAACTTCTATCTTGCTCTTCTTGATCTGGCTCTTGAACTTGGCCATCATCGACTCCTAATGATAATCCAAACTGTTTAGCGTTTGCCAGCTTGTCTTCCTTAATTTCCTCAAGCATTTCTATTGCCTGGTCTTCACTTAAATTAGGGTTTAGCTCTTGGATAACAGTGTGCTCTTTAGCAGCGTTCAACTCTCTTTTAAGCTTAAATGCTGTGAGTATATCCATTTCTGACTGCAAAGGTTTAGGCTTCACATAATGGACTTCTAATTGGTCCTCTAGCTTGAATAGACCAGTACCATTGACCTCATCGAACTTCTTAATAATCTCAAATATACCCTGCTCAAACTCTTCATACCGCTGGGCGTTCTCTTCTCTTACTTCTGTGACATCTGCCATCGCAAGCATTCTATCAAACCCAGATGTGAAATTCTTTTCACTTCCGGCAAGAGATACACCGTCAAGGCCATGGTCTGCCATGATAGATGAGGCGTAGTCATAAACAACACCCTTAATGCCTTCGAGATCAGGGCTTGGGTTAATAAAATCAGCTTCAGTTGGAGGTGCTCCCTCTTCGGTAGATTGTGGCAATTCAAGTGAGACACTGTGCCCCGTGAATAATTGCTTAACCTCACTACCTGCAGGATATTTAATAGTAAGCATTCCAAGGGATGCTCTCGAGGCGCCGGTTAAGAGATCTGAATTTAATATATTGATCCACACTGACTCAAGTGGAAGTGAGTTTTCAACTGGCTTGTCTGGTACATCCCAATCTTGAGACAACCATTCAAAAGGCAGCTTCCCTAAAGGGTTTTTTAGATCAGGATTTTCAGGGTCTTCAACAAGCTTGAGCTCCGAGACCATTTTACCCTTTTCGTCTTTATGTGTTTTTACAATCCATGCAGCATGGAACTCTTTAGACCACATGGTGTAAGTTTTTGTCTCAACACCGGCGTCATTTGCTGACTCCATTATTTTTTGGTCTACACCATCATTCTTGTCACTAAATCCTGTGATATTCCCGTCCGGATAGGAAAGAATAACAGTTTCTAGCTCACCAGTATCTGGGTTTATGATCACGTCAAATAAGTATGGTGCAAGAATCTTTAGTTTGAACTCTGTTTTTATAATTGGATCATTCCAAACCCAGCCAAGATTGTATCTGTGCCTGTTAAATACCACATCCATTAGCTGGAATGACTTATCGAACTTCCCCTGGCCATAAACCATGTCTAAGTTTTCATTTGGCTCGTTTGAGATAGTTCTTATTGGTGGTTTTTTGTAAACCTTAGCTTTTTTATTGGTTACTTTGCCATGAATGTTCACATTGGAAACAATCATCTGTGCATGGGACTCTGGATACAGGTCTTTAAGAGAGTTTTCTACATAGTATCTCTGGTTTCCTGCATATATTTGGTAATTCTGCCACTCTCTCTTTTTCCTATCTACGTTTTCCTGGGATTCAATCTCACTTATTAGGGCCGAAACATCTGAAGGGTCGGTTATATTGAAACGAGGCATATATTAATCCTTTAATTTAGTGTCTTGCTTTTATAGTAACTGTTTTTGACTTGGTACGTCCATAGCACCTAACAACCCCATAGCCTGCTGCAGTAGTAACGTGTTGATATGGCTTACTGTCATCTTCCTGGTAGCTTGCGCCAGCTTTGAGCTCACATAAACGAAAGCCCTTATCAAGATTCACACACTCCTTGTAGATGAATAATCTGTGTTGACCCTCATCGTTTTCACAGTATGCATTTACCCTGTTATGCCTTTCCTTTATGGGTGGGTTTGCTGTTGGAATATCTATCTCAAACATTATTTTCTGGTTCTTTCTATTTTTGTTGTTGGAGAAAAAGTTTTTTATGATCTCATAATTAGTATGTTCTGAATTAGTTGACCTTGCCTTCCCCGTGGCATCACCTTGAACCTTATACACAGTATCGTAATCCAAGAAACCTAACCCCAAGAGTTCTTTGCAACTCTCTTCCGTTCTCATTGATTCAATAACTATTTCGTTAAAGAAATGAAACTGCCCTTTAATGAATTGAAACAGACACAAAGAAAGGGGCTTCCCTACACCAATATTAAAGTCCCATGAGATGTAAATAGGATATTTAGCATTAACCCGATAACTGTAATCTCTATAGTTGTATTCTCTTTTGTAGCATGAATATATTTTGCCAGTGCCATCTGAGACCCATCGACCTCTAAGTTTTCTTTCGGCCTCTATTGGAGAAAGATTTGCTTTCAGCCCTTCCAAATATGTCTTGGGTAGAAATGGATTATCTTCTGCATTTGAATAGTGAACTTTCCTAGAGGGGAATTTGCCATCATCTAAAATAAAATAGTTGTATGCCCAATGCGTTTCCTCGTCTGGGTTTGTTAGGTATAAAATCCAGTTCTCTTTAACGTTTGAGTTAATAGAATTTATTCTACCTACTCTTGAAAACAATTCTGGGTGTACTTTCTGACACTCTTCAGTATCATTTTCTGTCACCTCTTCCCATATAGCTGCCGAATAAGGGTGTGATCTAAGTTTTTTATATTTCTTATCTGCCCATGACCTTGATCTTATTTTAGCTCCGTTAATGTAATCAATTGAGGCTTTCTGTTTATTGTGCGTAAAGTGTACGCCTTCTCTCATCGTGTCTTTCATGCCGTCGATGACTATCTCTGACCCTTCCATGTGATCCACTAGCATTTCAATCATTGTTTCTTTGAGATCTGGCATGGCCTTTCTGAATAACCCAAACCGTGCATCTGAGAATTTAAGACAGTGGCTTACGGCCATATGAATTGCGAATATAGATTTAGCACTACCTACAGTTCCACTCATGAGCATTTCTAAAACGCCATTAACATCATAGTTATATGTTTTTCTCATGAAATAAATTAAGTCGTATTGCCATTGGATATCACGTGGATTGAATTCACTAAATACTGGGACATCTGCCATTAGGTTAGCTCACACTTGGTTACAAATGTTACT